CGGGCGACCATCACCCGACTGAACGCCGAAGCCAAGCAGCACCGCGAGCGCGCTGAGACTGCCGAGAAGACCGCCAAGGCCTTCGAAGGTATCGATGACGCCGCAGCAGCCCGCAAGGCTATGGAGATCGTCGCAAATCTCGACGCGAAGAAGCTGGTGGATGCCGGCGAGGTCGAGAAGGTGAAGCAGGAAATTGCCAAGGGCTATCAGGCTCAGCTAGACGAAGCCAACACCAAGGCGCAGGCCCTCGAGCAGCAACTGTACGGCGAGAAGATCGGCGGCAGCTTCGCTCGCTCCAAGGTGATCGCCGAGAAGCTGGCTGTTCCGGCTGACATGGTGCAGGCCACCTTCGGGAATCGCTTCAAGATCGAGGACGGCAAGGTCGTCGCCTATGACGCCAACGGCAACAAGATCTTCAGCCGTGCGCGCCCGGGTGAGCTGGCTGACTTCGATGAAGCGCTGGAAACCCTCGTCGATTCGTACCCCCACAAAAACCACATCCTCAAGAGCACTGGCGCCAATGGCGGCGGCGCTCCGAACGGCGGTGGTCAGCCAAACAAACCTCAAGGAAACCTTGGCGGCAGCAAGGAAGAACGCCTCGCAGCCATCAAGGCCCGAACCGCTCAAGCATAAGGAGGCCCAATGGCCCTGTCCGATATGAAGGTATTCAACGAATACCTCAAGCAAACCACCATCGAAACTCTGGCCCAGGACGTTGAGAAGTTCAACACTGCCTCGGCCGGCGCCATCCGCCTGACCACTCAGGGCATCGACGGTGACTTCCTGCAAGAATCCTTCTGGGCTGGCCTGCATGGCGCCCAGCGTCGTGTCGATCGCTACGCCGCCAACGGCGCCCAGTCGGCAACCGCGCTCTCCCAGAAGCAGTACGACGCTGTCAAGGTGGCCGGTGGCTTCGGGCCGATCCTGTGGGAGCCCTCGCAGCTCTCCTGGATTCAGAAGAGCCCGGAAGAGGCGTTGGAAGTCATCAGCCGCAACCTGTCCGAGGCAATCGTGGCGGATCAGCTGAACACCGTAATCGCCGCCCTGGTCGCTGCTATCAGCAACCAGGCCGCAGCGACCAACGACGTGTCGGCTACTGCCGGTGTTACCTATGCCGCCATCAACGCCGCGCACGCCAAGTTCGGCGACGCCTCCGGCCGTCTGGTTGCGCAGGTAATGAACGGCGTGACCTTCCACGACCTCATCGGGAAGAACCTCACCAACGCGCAGCAGCTGTTCCGTGCTGGCGACGTGACGATCGTCGACATCCTCGGCAAAGCCGTCATCGTGACCGACTCCCCGGCGCTGTACTCGGCCGCGGTCGCCACTCCGGCTGCACCTGCCAAGCAGCGCGTGCTGTCCCTGGCCGATGGCGCTGGCATGGTGATGGACGGTTCCGACCTGATCACCAATATCGAGACCAGCAACGGTAAGGGCCGCATCGAGACGACCTTCCAGGCCGACTATTCCTTCGGTCTGGCGTTGCGCGGCTATACCTGGGACACCGCCAACGGTGGCAAGTCTCCGACCGACGCCGAGCTGGCCACCGGCTCCAATTGGGAACTTGTGGCCAACAGCGTCAAAGCGAGCGCCGGGGTAATTACCATTGGTGATGCAGCCAAGTAAGCAAAAGGCCCCTTGCGGGGCCTTTTCTTATATTGCGCATCCTTTATGGATGTTTCGTTTTGCGTTCAAATAGGCGTTTGCCGCATCTTCCTCACTATCATGATAGCCGAGGAAGATGTACTTCTTTCCATGGTAGATTTTTGCGCGCCACTTGCCTTTGAATTTAGATACGCCAAGATGAACAGACGAGCTGTTTCTCCTTTGGCTGCTTCTTTGATTCTGCTGATTTATACCTCTATCGCCTGACCGCAGATTTACGATTCGGTTGTCCGTGATCTGCCCGTTTACGTGGTCAACAATGCTTGGGGGAGGTTCGCGATAGAAGATCGCCCAGGCGATCCTGTGCGCCACATAGGTTCGGCCCATGAATGTAATTTTTATATAGCCGGTGACTCCAGGGCAGCCCGCCTTTGACCCTGCTTTTGCTTTCCCTCTTGAAATCTTCCATGTCAAATCGCCGGTTTCAGGATTGTATGAAAGTGCACGAGACAGCATGTCAATGTCGAAGTCGCTTCTAGCTTCCATTTTATCCTCTGCATTTTATCCCAACAGCGTAATTATACCAGTTGCGCAACATATAAAGCAGAGATCTATCGATCTGTTGTTTACGTAACAAGTCATGCGTGGAGATCAACATGAACAATCAATCCGTATTTTTCGAACCCCATCCGGTCACACCGGAACGGAAGGCTGAGCTGCGCGCTCAGGGCTTCAAGATCATCGACGCTCGATTCGCGCCGCCTGGCGAGGTAGTCGAGCCGCAAGACGAGGCGCCCAAGCCGCGCGCCCGCAAGACCAAGCCAGAGCCGATCGAGGCCGAGTAAATGACCGAGTACATCACCATCGCGCAGGTCGACGGCCTGCTGGGGTCTGACTGGACCACCGAAGACAAGAAGGCCCGCGCGGTGCTGATGGCTAACACCTGGCTCAGTGCAAAGCCGCTGCCGGCGTTCGATGAGGTTCCAGCTGCGGTTGTACAAGCCGGGGCCGAAGTGGCGAGGGAGGCGGCCGCGGGGGCGCTCTACGGGGCGTCAGAAACCGGCGTGCTGAGCAAGTCCGTATCTGCTGACGGCGTGTCGAGCAGCAAGACCTATGCGAGCAATGCCCGCAAGGTCACCGCAGGCGAAGCGTTCGCGCTGGCGCTGCTTGCCCCTCTGCTTGGTCCTGCCAACCAGATCAAGATGGTTCGGGGGTAGTTATGGGCTTGCGTGATGATCTGACGGCCGATCTTGCCGAGGCGTTTGATACTGACCTGGCCGACGCTGTGACCGAGTTCGAAGCGTTACGGCCGGGCAGCAGTGATTACGATCCGGAGACAGGCACAGCGCCATCTGGCGACGTTCCCTATAGCGGGCGCGGCGTGATCGGTGGCTATCGCTCGGACGAGATTGACGGGAGCCTGATCCTGGCCACCGACAAGAAGCTGGTTGCGCTGCAGGCTGAGGTGACCCTTGAGCCGCAGGTCGGCGACACCATTGCCGGAATGCGCGTGCAGCGGGTCGGCCAAGATCCAGCCCGGGCAACGTGGCGCGTTCAGCTGAGGGGGTGAAATGTCATTCGCTCTCGATCTGACCAAGTTCATCGAGAAGGCCCAAGGCAGCGCCGAAACGGTAGTGCGCAAGGTCGGCATCGACATGCTCGCCAAGGTCGTTGACCGATCCCCGGTGGGCAATCCTGATCTGTGGGCGGTGAACGCCACCGCCAGCCAGTACAACAACGCTGTTAGCGAGTGGAATGCCACGCTGCGGGATGATCCTACGAACCTGACTGCCAGCGGTCGCCTGAGGCGCGGGCTTAAGGTCAACGACGGCATGGATATCAAGGCGCCGGAAGGTTATGTCGGCGGCAGATTCCGGGGCAACTGGCAAGTCGCATTCGACCTAAGGCCAGAGGATGAGATCAGTCGCGTCGACGCAAATGGCGCAGCGACGAAGGCTGCGGGAAAGGCGTTGTTCAATAGCTACAGCTCCGGCGTTAAGTCGATCTGGCTGGTGAACAACGTCCCGTATGCCTATCGCCTCGAGACGGGATATTCAACCCAGGCGCCACTCGGCATGGCCGGCGTCACCGCGGCAGAGTTCCAAACCTTCGTAGATCAGGCAGTTCGGGAGCTGGATACATGAGCAACAAGCGAATCCGGTCGCTACTCGAGCAGCGCCTGAAAGCGTGGGCTGACGCACGGCCGATCCCGGTCGCCTGGGACAACGTGAAGTTTACTCCGCCGACCGGGCCGTACATCCGCGCCACGCTCTTGCCGGCTGACACGACCAGCATCGATCTCGAAGGTGCGCACCGTGGCTATCTCGGCCTGCTCCAGCTGTCGATCAACGTCCCGCTCAGCACTGGCCCAGGGCAAGCGGAGACGTTAGCAGACGAGCTTTCCGCCCTGTTTCCGATGACGCTCCGGCTTGAGTCCGGCTCGTTCTGGGTGCAGATCACATCGCCCTGCAGCGCGTACCCCGGCATACCGGGCGATACGCATTACATGGTGCCGGTCAGGTTCCGATACCGCGCCGATACCTAGCTGAAACTGGCTGCTTATACAGTGATGGCGTAGTAAAATGAACGAGCCGGACCCTGCTCTAACAGAGGCCCGGCTCTAACCAAGCCAACCTGTATCGGAGGTCAACATGGCTAAGACAGATCTTACCGCAGAATATGTGCGCGAAATATTGGACTACGACCCAGAGACGGGCGTTTTCATTCGCAAGGTCCGCACAGCGCAATGCAATCGGGTCGGTGATCGAGCGGACAAGCTGGTAACCAATCCGCTCTGCTACGGTTACCGCGATATCACGATTAAGGGAAAGAAGTACCGAGCCCATCGGATCGCTTGGCTTCACCATTACGGCGAATGGCCGAAAGACCAGCTAGACCACATCAACGGAGAGCGCGGGGATAACCGCATCGCCAACCTTAGAGACGTGTCTGATCGCGTCAATAAGGAAAACACGCACATGCCGCGCAAGCACAGCTCAAGCGGCTACCTCGGTGTTCACTGGAGTAGCCAGCGGGGCAAATGGCAAGGTCGCATCGCTGTGCACGGGAAGAGCAAGCACCTCGGATTCTTTGAAGATCCTGCCGAGGCGCATCAAGCGTACATAGAAGCCAAACGGATTTACCACGAGGGCTGCGCTATCTAGCCAGCCAACAGATTCAAGAAGCCCGGCTAAATGCCGGGTTTTTTGTGCCCGCAAGGGCGACAACGACCGCCTTATGGGCGGTTTTTTTGTGCCCGCTTTTGGGCGTTTCTTTCATGACCGCTGATACAGCGGCTAAGGAACTATTACGGCCTTCTCAATACCAGATGGTACTACCATCCACCTCGGCACCACCTTCGGCACGCCGGTCGCTGTGACCAGCATCAGCAATGCCGCAACCGCTGTCGCGACCGCTGCCGCTCACGGCTTTGCCAACGGCGACATCATCGTGCTCAAGACCGGCTGGCAGCGCGCCAACGAGCGCGTGTTCCGCGTGGCCGCGGCTGCGTCCGGCACCTTCGAGCTGGAAGGCCTGGACACCAGCGACACCAGCGCTTTCCCGGTCGGCACCTCTGGCGGTACCGCGATGAAGGTGACCGCCTTCACTCAGGTCAGCCAGATCATCGGCATCAGCACTTCGGGCGGCGAGCAGCAGTTCGCGACCGTGAGCCCGCTCGAATCCGACTTCGAGATCCAGATTCCGACCATGTACTCGGCTCAGTCCATCTCTATGGAGATCGGCGACGACCCGACCCTGGCCGGCTATCAGGCCCTGAAGAAAGCTGCCGACGCTCGCGCCATCCGCCCGCTGATGATGCAGAACAAGAACGGCTCGAAAATCTACTACTACGGCTACGTCTCGCTGAACGAAACGCCGACCAAGAACAAAGGCCAAGTCGACACCGTGAACAGCTCGTTCTCGCTGCTGTCGCGTCCGACCCGTTACGCGGCCTAACTGACAGCCATCTCGCAGAACCTGCTGCAAAGGGCGCCGGAGACGGTCTGGCGCCCTCTTTTTTATCGAATCCCCGAAGAGGAAACACACCATGGCTAAATTCAAACTCGCTGTAGCGCCCACCTTCAAGGCCAAAGTGGCAATCCCGGTTCACGGCGGAGAAAGCGTCGAGCTGAACTTCGAGTTCAAGCACCGCACCCGCGACCAGCTGGCCGAGCTGATGAAGGGCATCGAGAAGCGCAAGGACGTTGACCTGATGGAAGACATCCTGGCTGGCTGGGAACTGGACGACCCGTTCGGCAAAGAGTCGATCGAGCTGCTGTGCCAGAACTTCGCAGGCGCCCCGCGTGAGATCTTCGGCACCTACATCACCGAGATCACCCAGGCCAAGCGGGGAAACTGATCGCGGCGGCCCGCGCCCTCTACCAGGGTGCCGCCGCTGACGACGAAATGGAGGCGTTCGGGTTCACGGCCGAGGACTTCGAGGTAGAAGTCGAGGTCTGGCCAGACAACTGGGACGCCTTCGAGGTATTCGCCGCCATGCAGACGCAGTGGCGGACCGGGATGTCCGGCGCGACTGGGCTCGACTACAACGCGCTGGAGCCCGTCATGCGCTTGCAGGGCATCAAGAAGCGCGACCAGACCGAAGTCTTTGCCAGCGTGCGCGTGATGGAGATCGCCGCGCTCGAGGTGATGCGGTCGAAGTAGTCAACCTATGGAGAATTCTATGAGCGATAAGACAGGCGACGCCAAGACAGCCCAGGTGATGGGCGGCCCAATTCCCGCATTCAAAGGACGCGGCTTTGCAGAGCCCGACAGTGGGGAGTTGGAAGTAACCGGCCCAAGCCGAATATACAACCATGATATGACAGCAGCACTGCTAGGTAAGAGCCCCGATAAGGCACTAGAAGCACTGCAGGCTATCGCTGAGCATACCGCCGCCATCTCTAAGCGCCTCGAACGCTGGGAGCGCGACGGTATGCCGGGCGAGCAGTTGCATGGCTACGATGTAGCCTGACCTGCTCAGCCTTGGCGTTGGTTAATGATATTCCTGATCCGGTCTGCGGCGTCGAGTACGTTCGTCACAATCTCTTCGTAAAAGCTTTCGACTGGATTATGCGCTAGCCAGCGTTCTCTATCGATTCTGGATTGGTCGTCGTGACGGGCCTCCTTAGGAGCCCTGTCTGACCTGACGTCGATTGCGATCTTCCTCACGGTCCTGGCAAATGCCAGTTCTTCGTAGGTGTACGGTGCTTTTTGGTCACTCATTCTCAGTTCCTTTGTGGTCGCCAGGCGGATGGCTGGGCGCCGTCGAACGCTATCACCGCGCCGCCACAGCCGGAACTGGGAATGTGTACAGGCCATCTGCTACATTGCCCTTTCTGACAGGGAGGGGTGGGGATGTTCTGGGCAATCGTTATAGGCGGAATTTTTGCTTTTGGTGCGCTAATTGGGCTCCAGTTTCTGAAAGGGAAAACAACTGTTGGTGTATCGCCAGACGGAACTCCATATTCGCCAGAAGTCATCGCGGCGACAGAAAAGAGTTTGAAGAAGAGCGGGGCTTGGCTTCTCGGAGGCTGCGCCTTTGGCTTGGCCGCTGTGATCGGCTGGTACTTTTTTCACTATACGTCGACAGAAAATGTGTCGGCGCGCGAAGCGGATCAGGCGGGGAAGAGGTGCGCGGATGGCGGCATGGCTTATGTCATGTCTCAAAATTTCGTTAAGCAACGACTCAAGTCTCCATCGAGTGCCAAGTTTCCTTATAAGCCTTCAGCGCAAAGCTATTCAGGCGATTGCCGTCATTCAATCGTCGGTACATTTGAGTCGCAGAACTCGTTCGGCGCCATGCTTGGCGGCACCTACAGCGTGACCATGATCTACTTGCCGAATGAAAAGACATGGCGAGCCGAGAATCTGCAGATTCAGTAACGCCGACCAACTCACAGAACCCGCCTAGTGCGGGTTTTTTATTGTCCACGGAAAGCCCGCCGAGTGCGGGCTTTGTCGTTTCTGGAGAAAAGAAATGGTAGACATCGCCAGCCTAGCGATTCAGATCGACACCAGCGATGTCGCCCGCGCAGAGAATGACCTGGAGCGCCTGGGCACTAAAGGCGCCAAGGCCGAGCAGGCCGCAAAAGGCGTTGGCGATGCGTACCAGCAGGCCGCCGGAAAGGTCGGCGGCGTGGCAGGCGCGGCCACCCAGGCAGGTACCGCTCTTGAGCGGAACTCCGTAGCGGCCCGCGAGAACGCCAGGGAACTTGCGTCCGTCGATCGCACGGCTTCGTCCCTGTCCGGTTCCATGTCGAAACTTGGCGCCACGCTCGCCGGCTTGACTGCCGGCATGAGCATCAAGGGCATCATCGACATTTCGGACAACTACGGCCAAATGGCCGACCGAATCAAGATGGCGACCGCATCCACCGAAGAATATCGGATGGTGCAGGAGCGCCTGCTGCAATCGGCGAACCGCACCTATCGCCCGCTGGCCGAGGCCCAAGAACTCTACATCCGCACCGCTGACGCTATCCGCTCGCTTGGCTACCAGACCAGCGATGCACTGGATATCACCGACAGCTTCAGCTACCTGCTCGTTACCAATGCTGCGTCCGCTGATAAGGCGTCGAATGCCATCGATGCTTACTCAAAGTCGATCCAGTCTGGCCGCATCGAGGTAGACAGCTGGCAATCGCTCATCGCTGCGATGCCGTCAGTTGTCGACACGCTGTCGGGCTCGCTTGGCAAGTCTGCTGAGGAGATCCGCCAGCTCGGCATCACCGGAAAGCTGTCGCTGGCTGACCTGAACGAAGGCCTGCGCCAAACCGTCGAGCAGAACCAAAAGCTCGCCGATGGCATGGGCACGACGCTTAACGATGCGATCGTGCGGGCCAGCAACAACCTGTCTACCTATCTTGGCGAAAGCTCCAAAGTAACGGCCTCGTCGCGCCTGCTCTCCGGCGCGCTGGATGGCGTGACGGAAAACATCGATCTCATCGCAACTACCCTTGGCGGTGTTGCTGTTGCCGCGGTCGCCCGATACGCCACCGTCACGGCCAAAAGCACAGCTGCGTCCGTTGCTCAGACGATAGCTGCGGGGCGGCAGGCTGCTGAGGAGCTGAAACTTGCTCAAGCGCAGGTTGCTTCGGCTACAGCCGCAGTTGCGCTAGCTCGCGCCAACGTTGGGCTGACAGCATCAACAGGGCAGGTTACTGCCGCGCTCGCAGCACAAGAGGCCGCACAGAAGCGTCTTGCGGCGGCACAGACTGCGTCCGTAGGGCTTGGCCGGACAGTGCTCGGGCTGGCTGGTGGGTGGGCCGGCCTTGCCGTGACTGCCGGCGCAGTTGCGCTTTCCTTTGTCGATTGGGGCGACGGCGCAGAAGAGGCTGCGCGTAAATCTATCGCTTTGCGCGAAGAAACCAATCTGCTGACCCGCGCGGTCGAGGATCTTGACGCCGCGCAGGCGAAGCAAGTTCTGCAGCGGATGGAAGAGCCGTATCAGGCCGCCAAGGATGAGGCTCGGAACTATGCCGCGCAGATCGAGTACCTCAACGCTCAGCTGGACCGCCACCCAGGCAGCGCGAAGGTCGAAGAGTGGAATCGTGCGCTTGTAGACGCCAAGGGCAACCTCTCTACGGTAAACCAGGAGTTGGCCGCGCAAGAAGCAAAAATGCGCGACCTGAATGCGCGCATTGAGCAGAACACGAACGCCTGGAAAGTCCAGCGCAAAGCTGCAAGCGAGACCGACAAAGATGGGCAGAGCTTTCTTGCGAGCCTACAGCGTCGTGCAGACCTGTCTGGAAAGCTGACGGAAGTCCAGAAAACTCAGATCGCTATCGAAAAGGGCTATGCAGGCGCGCTATCTGAAACCGCCAAGCAAGAAGCTTTAGCGGCGGCGGCGACAATCGATCGCGCCAATGCAGCACTCAACGCCGGGAAGGGCGTAGCTAAGGCGACAGACGAGCAAGCGCGAGCATTCAAGGCTCTCTACGACTCGTTGTACCCAGCCGAAGCCGCTCAGCGTGAATACAACAAGCAGATCGACCTGCTCAAAAAGTACCTCGACGGCGACCAACTGGCCAAGGCCATTGACCGCCTCAACTTCGCAATGGAGGGCGCCGACGCAACCGGCCCGGCCGACGCAATCGAGGAGTATCGCAAGGAACTCGAGCGCCTCGAAGACCAGCTCGACCCTGTAGGCAAGGCGACCAAGCAGTACCAGCAGGACGTAAAGCGGCTAGATGATGCATTAGGTCGCGGTGAGCTGACGATCGAGCGCCACGCCGAACTGATGGCTGAACTCGGACGTCAGTACGACGAGAACCGCGGCGTGACTTCCGAGTGGGCCAAGTGGACCGAAGGCGCGCTAGACCGCGTTGATTCGGCCTTCGCCGACGCCTGGCGCAACATCGGGGACGGCTTCTCCAGCTTCCGCGACAGCCTCACCAACGCCTTCAAGCAGATGCTGGCCGAGCTGGCTCACATGGCCATCACGCGCCCTATCGTTCTGCAGATAGGCGCTGCGCTGGGGATTGGCGGGGCTGCAGGGCAGGCGACTGCCATGATGGGTGGCGGCTCGGGCGGCGGTATCGGTGTCGGCAGCCTGTTGCAATACGGTCAGACCGCCTACAGCGCCATAACAGGAGTTGGCCCTGCAGCGCTGGCTGGCTGGCAGTCTGGCGGCCTCATGGGTGGCATCCAGGGCGTCGGCGGTTACTACGGCGGCGCACTCTCCGGCATCAATGCCGGCGCTGGGCAGGTCATCGGGACGCTGCTCAACGGCGGCGGCATGACCTATGCCCCGCTGAGCTATCAGCTCTCGTCGGGCGCGCTGAACGGCGCAATCGGTGGGCTTTCTGGCATCGGCGGCGCGCTCTATGGGTACGGCCAGGCGGGGCTCAAAGGCGCAGCAACTGGCGGGCTTGGCGCCTGGGGTGGCGCCACGCTGGGCAATATCCTGCTGCCGGGCATTGGCGGGATCATCGGCGGGGCGCTCGGCAGTGCTCTGGGCGGCTCTCTGTTCGGGGGTGACTGGGAGACGAAGGACGTCGGACTGGCGTTCAGCGTGGAAAATGGCGATTTCCTCGGCCAACAGTACAAATATCAGAAGAAAAAGGGCGGGCTGTTCAGTTCGAACAAAAAGCGCACGCGGTTCAGTGCGCTGGACGATGAAACTGCCGCCAGGTTCCAGTCGGCATTCGACGCCACGGAAGACACGGTTGCAGGGCTTTTCGAGGCATTGAGTCTTTCCGTTGAGGAGGGGTCTCTCGACGGCCTGCAACTCGCGCGCACCAAAATCAGCACCAAGGGCAAGACCGAGGAGGAAATCCAGCAGGCCATTGCTGAATGGTTCGGCTCGGCTGCCGATGCCATGACGGCCGAGCTGAACAAGGTTTTTGCCACCGGCCTGGACCTCGATCTGGAGGGCATGCAGGCATTCGTCGGCAACCTCCAGGGCGTGAACGAGGTGCTGCGGTATCTCGACGTGGGCATGTACGACGCGAGCGTTGCGGGCGGCAAGCTGGCCGAGGCGCTGTCTGCGGCGGCTGGCGGGCTGGATGCGCTGGCGGCCAACTCGGCGACCTACTATGCCGCGTTCTTCAGCGAAGCCGAGAAGATCGAGGACACCATCGACTCCATCAAGCGGGCGTTCGAGTCTGCAGACGTGGAGCTGGCAGCATCCCGCGAGGCCTACCGGGCCATGGTCGAGGATATCGACCTGACGACGGAAGCCGGGCAGAAGATGTTCGCCACGATGATGGCGCTGAGCGGCCAGGCTGCGCAGTACTACAGCATTATCGAGCAGCAGGCCGCGGCAGCAGCAGCGCAGGCCGCGGCAGCAGCAGCGCAGGCCGCGGCAAATGCTCAGCTGTATTACGACCAGTTCACCACGGCGGCTCAGAAAATTGACGACGCGCTGGCTGGCATCGTGGCGCAGTTCTCGGCCATGGACGTCGCGCTGCCGGCCACTCGCGCCGGGTTCGTCGCGGCGGTTGACGCGCTGGACACTACGACCGAAGCCGGCAAGAAGATGTTCGACACGCTGATGAGCGTGGCGGGCGCGGCTGATGCCTATTACGACATTCTGGAGGCTCGCGCGGCCAGCGTGAGCGCAGGCACTGCCAACGCGGCTGTTGCGGCATCCCGCGGCGCCCTGAGCACGCTATCTGCGGCAATCAATGCTGAAAAATCGAGCATTGCGAGCGCCTACCAGTCGCAGGCCGATAGCATCCGTTCGGCTATCGGATCGGCCAACGATTCGCTATCGCAGATGCGGTCTGTTGCGAGCACCCTGCGCAGCGCGGTGAATGGCCTGCGGCTGGAGTCCGAACAGTTCGCGGCGCAGTCGCGCCGTTCCGCGCAGCAGGCTATTCGCCAGGCGTTGTCGGCAGGCGGCCGGGTCCAGATGACCGGGGAGTTGGAGCGGGCGCTGGACACGGTTTCGCAGTCGTCCGAAGCGCTGTTCGGCTCGTTCGAGGACTACGCCCGCGACTACTGGCAGACCTACTTTGCTATTGAGTCGCTGGCTGAGCGTGCCGAGGACCAGCTGTCTGCCGACGAGCAGGCGGTTAAAGCCCTGGAGCGGCAGCTGGACCAGTCGCAGCGCTTCCATGACGCCGAGATAGAACGCCTGGATGGCGTGCTAGAGGGCGCCAACTCGCAGCTGGAGGCCCTGCTGGGCATCGATACCAGTGTGCAGTCGGTGGAAACGGCGCTCGCTGCGTTCACGGCCGCTCTGGCTGCCGCGCAGCAGCTACAGAACGCAAATTCGAGCATCACCAGCGTAACGGGCCTTGCCGGCGTGAAGCGCCAGGTCACCAGTGAGGGCTACCTGCTCGACGAGAAAGGCGCCCTGATGGAGCTGTTCGGCGAGGCGATGCGCGTCGTTGGCAACAAGGTCGTCGGCGGCGCGGGCGCAACGCTCAATATTGGCGCCGATGGGCAGCTCAGCTGGGCGACTGGGGATTACGAGAGGTGGGCAAAGCAGGAGGGCATTCCGGGGTTCGCCTCGGGAGGCTCGCACCGTGGCGGCCTGCGACTGGTGGGCGAGAACGGTCCCGAACTGGAGGTTACCGGCCCGTCGCGCATCTACAACGCCAGCCAGACGGCAGCAATGCTCGGCGGTGGTGACACGGCCTCCGAGGTTCGCGGCCTGCGCTCCGACTTCGCAGGAATGATGGACGCCCTGCGCTCCGTTGCAAAACACACCATGCAAACCGCCAAGCGCGTCGAGTTCCTGGAGCGTTGGGACTTCGACGGCCTGCCGAAAGAGAGGGCAACAGCATGAGGATAATCAAGCCGGTGGAGATCACGCCGGCCATCCTGACCAGTAGCAACGTGCCCGAAACGGACTATGCCGCATGGAGCGCGGCAACTGCCTACGCGATTGGCGACAGGGTGGCCTACAGCCATCGCAACTATGAGGCGCTGGTCGCGCACACGAACGCCAACCCGGAAACGGACGCGAGCGACCCGCCGAAATGGCTCGACCTCGGCGCCGACAACCGCTGGCGGATGTTCGACGACAAGGTGGGCTCGCTCACCGAGCAAACGGGCAGCATTGCGGTAGAGCTGCAACCGGGCGCGGTCATCAACTCCGTGGCCTTGTTCAACCTGCTTGGCCGGTCGGCCACGGTCGCGCTGACTGACCCGGTGGACGGCATCGTTTATCAGCGCACTGTCTCCCTGGTCGACGCGGGCGTGTCGGATTGGTACGAATGGTATTTCGCGCCAATTGGCCGGCAGACGGATTTCGTTCTGCTGGACCTGCCGGCTTATGGCACCGCCACCCTGTCTGTGTCTATCGACAACGCGAGCGATACCGCCGCCTGTGGCCATCTCGTGATGGGGCGCCAAGCGGATATCGGCGTTGCGCTCTACGGCTCAGGCGTCGGAATCACGGACTACTCGCGCAAAGAGGCTGACGCATTCGGCAACGCCATCGTTGTAGAGCGATCGTTCAGCAAGCGAGCGGAGTTTGACGTAATGGTCGACACGCCGCAAATCGGCCGCGTCCAGCGCCTGCTCGCCGGCATTCGCGCTCAGCCGGTCGTCTGGATCGGCGCAGAGGGCTACGAGTCGACCGTCCTGTTCGGCTACTACCGAGATTTTTCTATTTCCATCAGTGGCCCGAGCGCGTCGGACGCCACGATCACCGTTGAGGGTCTGACATGACAGTTCCCGTAATACCGGCGCTACCCACGCCGCCAGTGCGCTCAGACGCGCCAGCAGACTTTGCGGCCAAGGCTGATGCCTTCGCGGCCTCGCTTGTGGCCTTTGTCGATGATGTGAACGGCTCAGCCGTCTTCGTTGACCAGCGAGCGGCAGACGCCGACACCCGAGCCACCGATTCAGCAAATAGCGCCTCAGCAGCAGCGCAAGCCAAAACCGACGCCGAACTGGCCCGCGATGCAGCGCAGAACGTCGCCAACTTCAAGGGCTCTTGGTCAAGCCTGACAGGCCCGCTCAACCCTCCGGCGAGCGTGACGCATAACGGGCAGATCTGGTCGCTGTTGTATGCGCTGGGCAACGTTGCCGCCAGTGAGCCGGGCGTTTCGGCGGATTGGGTCGTACAGGGCGGTATCGATGCCAGCAAAACGGCGGACTTCACCGCCTCGCGCAATGCCGCGTACTGGCTCGGCTCATCGCTCACCGTGACGTTGCCCGATACCACCACGCCACCGCCGAAAGGCACCTTTGTGCGGCTGACCAAGGCACTGACGGCCAGGCCGATCATTCAAGTTGGCGCCGGTAGCGCAGTCATCGCGACCAGCAAAGGCAATGACACGTCCGTGACGTTCGACGTCAACGCCGAAATCATCTTCATCTTCAACGGCACGAACTGGGAGGTTTGAGCATGGCAATTTCACTCAAGAGCACGGTGGCGGCACCTGTTGCGGCATATCCCGCGCTGAAATCGTCCATCGTCCTGTTCGACTGCAATCCCGGAACCCGTAGTTGGGTTGTGCCGGAAGGTGTGTCGAAGATTCGGGCGTTTGTGGTCGGTGGAGGCGGCGGCGGGCGGGGCAGCAGCCCCTACGCAGCAGGTGGCGGTGGCGGGTACTCAGATAAGCTGATCGATGTCACGCCGGGGGAGGTTTTTTCGTACACCGTAGGCGATAAGGGATTAGCCAGCTCATCAGCGCCAAGCTCAGGCGGCACATCCTCATTCGGTGCGCTCATATCAGCGACAGGCGGTGCGGGCGGGCCAGCTAGCGGAAGCGCGGCAGGCGGGGCTGGTACGGGCGGAGATATCAATACGTCTGGAGGGGCTGGTAGCGCAGGCACGAGTAACGGCGGCGGCGGCGGCGCAGGGCATGCGTTCGGCAATGGCGGTAGTGGCAGCGCTTCCTATGGTGGCGGATTTTCCGTTGACGATCTGAACAGTGTGCTGGATGGGTGGAAAATAGGACTGCTTCCTGGTGGCGATTATGGGCGCGGCTCTTTGACTTTCACCACTGGTTTTCTGTTTGCTGGGCCAGGTGGGGGAGGGTGCGGCAATAACTTGGCAACCGCACTCGGTGGCATCGGCGGTGGCGGCGCTGCCACTAATAATAGCGGTAATGGTGGACCCGGCCTAGTCGGAATTGAGGTGATCGCATGAGTACATACGCACGCATCACTGACGGGGTAGCCGTAGAGGTCTGGACCGATGGTGGGCTGGGTATTGTCCCGGCTGACGTTTTCGTGCCTGGGTTGGCCGCGCAGTTCGAGCCTGTGCCGGGTGAGGTGCAAGCTGGCTGGTCGCTGATCGATGGCATCTGGACTGCGCCGCCTCCTGCGCCTGAGCCGGCCCCGCCAGTGCAGACGGTATCTATGCGCCAGTGCCGTATTGCCCTGCTCGACGCCGGCTTGCTCGAAGCCGTCCAGTCGTCCATCGCCACTATGCCCGGCGTAGAGGGCGAGCGCGCCCGGATTGACTGGGAGTACGCGCTAGAGGTCCGCCGCGACTGGCCGCTGATCGGCTACATGGCCGGCGACTTGGGGCTGTCGGATGAGCAAGTCGACGCGCTTTTCGTGGCGGCTGCTGCGATCTGACCCACCCGCGACACACAGACCCGCTTCGGCGGGTTTTTTATTGCCTGGAGAAAACATGCGCACATCAGAAAGCGGGCTGGCCTTAATCCGTCAGTTCGAGGGGCTGCGCCTGCGCGCTTATCGCGATGCTGTCGGCGTAGCAACTATCGGCTACGGCACCACGCGCGGCGTGAAGATGGGGCAGGAGATAAGCAAGGAGCGCGCCGAAGAACTGCTGCGCGATGACGTGGCGCGCTTCGATGGCTATATCGAGGCGCTGGTGAGGGTGCCGCTAACGCAGGGCCAATGGGACGCGCTGTCGAGCTTCGTCTACAACCTCGGGCCGGGCGCGTTGGAGAAATCCACGCTGCTGCGGCTGCTGAATGCGGGCGACTACTCGGGCGCCGCCGCTCAATTCGACCGCTGGGTCTACGCCTCGGGCAAGAAGCTGGCCGGTCTCGTCAAACGCCGCGCTGCTGAGCGGGCACTATTCGAAGGGAAAACACCATGCGCCTGATCATTGCCGCCTGCCTGCTGCTCACCCTCCAAGGCTGCGCCGCATCGCTCGCCTCCTACTACTGCGGCAAGCCGGCCGTTGACCGTGCGGCCTATCGTGCCGTGATGGACACCCGCACGGCCCCGCACAAGGTGAGGGTCGAATGCCATGAGTGACTTGCTCTTAACATCTCCTCCAAATATATAAGCGAGATACTGTATGGATGTACATGACTTGCAATTATAGCTATAATAAGTGCAACTTCGGAGGGCAAGTCATGACAGTCGAATTGTGGCGAGATACAGAGTTTCCAGGCTACGAGATTAGCAACTTAGGAAATGTAAGGTCGAGCAGGCTTGGTCGTAATCTGAAGCCATGGTTAATGACAAACGGATACTATGCGGTGACGATTACGGTCGATAAAAGAATGACCGTATACATCCATCGGCTTATTGCTAAAGCCTTCATTCCGTCATGTTCAGGTAAAGAGCACGTTAACCACAAAAACGGCGTAAAGACAGATAACCGGATAGCCAATCTTGAGTGGTGCACGCCTGCTGAAAACGTGAGGCATGCGTTCGGCACTGGCTTGGTTAAAAACAGGCTTGGCGGCGTCAACGCTATGCTTTCGGTTACCCGCAAGCCTGTTGAGCAGGTATGTCCGAATACCGGGAAAGTGGTTGCCACCTATCCTAGCCTTAATCAGGCGATGCGAGACACAAACCTAAAGTCAATCCGGAACTGCGTTGTAGGAAAGCAAAAGGAAACCGGCGGATATCGCTGGCGTTATAAGGAGCCGCCGAGCTCCGCGCGCGCAGCCTAAAATTACCGAAAAGCCCGGCCTGTTCCGGGCTTTTTATTGGGAGTAATTCAATGAGCGATTCGAAAGGATGGTTCTCTGGCGCACTTGATCTAAGGGTTTATGACAAAGGCGAGTGGGTTTTATTAGAGCCCTTCCGTTATATGTCATTGAGCGGAAAGGACTACACGGTTCCGCGATGGTTTATTACAGACCTTGCTAGTATCCCATGGGTCGCTGAGCCGCTGTTTGACTCGCTAGAGCATAGAGCGGCTGGAGTGATTCATGACTGGCTTTACGCATCCCAGCAGGTCAGCCGAGCCGAAGCCGATGAGCTGTTCCGCGAGATGCTGGAAACCCTCGGCGTCGGAGTCATCAAGCGCAACCTGATGTACTCCGGTTTGCGCGTCGGCGGCTGGTACCGGTACGGGCAATGCACGGGCGGTCCAAAGTCCGAGGACTTCGCGTGGGAGTTCATGAACTCGGCAGAGCGTGAGGCGTACCGGATCAGGTTTATCGAGAAGGGGAATTGAGATTGCCCGGACGGGCTGAGATAGGGGAAATTCCTTCCCCAAAACGCAAACGTAAGTGTTTGATTCTGTTGGCGCGGGAGATTGCGCAAAAGAGCGGATTTTTGAGCGTGGAAAATGGCCGAAAGCCGCGCCGCACTAGGCGTTGAACCTGATCCGTGCGGCGTCCCAGGCTTTGATTCCGTATAGGCACAACCGCTGATCGGGTTCGGACATGGGCGACTCTCCAAGGCTCCTGCAAAACTGGACGGCGGATTATGCCACGGCTTGCCTGCCGATGGTCGCGAAGCACGGGGTCAATGCCGGTATTGCCAGGCCCGTGACCGCGTGGTTGCACGCGGTTCAGCCTCGTCCGGCTGCACCCAGGGCCTGCTCGATGGCCCGCAAGTCCTGCGGGCGAACCACGCGTCCCAGCTCCTGGCCCTTGCTCAGCAGAATCAGCGTAGGCCACAACTTGACCCGGAACGAACGTCCCAGCGGCCGCCCCGGACCATCTTCAATCTTCAGATGGGTGATGCCTGACCGGTCCGCCAGCGCCTTGCCGATCAGCGGTTGGGCGGCGCGGCAGTGGCCGCACCAGGCCGTGCCGAACTCCAGCAGCACGGGGCCTTCCAGCGCGTCCACGTCAGCGCGGCTTGGTTCGATGTTCGCGTAGTGCTCGGTCATTTCCAC